CTAGATGAAAAGATTGACCGCTTTGGCAACAGGCTTTGGTGGATCATAGGTTTGATAGTTGTAAGTATTTTAGTCCCACAATTTTTAGGAGATTGATATGTCAGAAGAGGGTATCCGCGTTCCGACCTGGGCGTTGCCGGCATTCTTAGCAATATTGTCAGGAGCCGTCGTTTGGGGAGCGTCTGAAGCTAGAGCGCAAGCCACACAAGAGGAAGTGGAGCGTATCGAAGCAGTGGTAGAGAAAACAGTTGCTGAGGCCCAAGCCACGGGAAAGCTCGCCGCAGTCAATGCGACCAAAATCGAAGCCATAGTCGATTCGTTAGCGGAACAGGCCGAGACAGCGAAATCGTCAGATCAGAAACTGCAACAGCTCATAGAGATCATGCTTCAACAGAAATAAAATATGACCCCGCCAACCCCAATCTTTTTTGTGATCTCAGGGAGTGGCGGATGTTGGAGCTGGTCAATCCCCCGGCATACCGCCACTGCATTGCAAAAGAATGGATGCGCTTTAACTACCGACAATGCGGATATGGTGGGATGATCTACGTGCAAAATACTATGTCTCGAGTTTTAGGCACAGCCCACCAGCTTGACGTAGAACTTCTTAGTTGGGAACTACTCAAACCCAAAGCTGTTAGAACTCAGGCAGTTGAGAAAAAGCGTAGGTTGTGATGGAGATACCACCCTTCCCAAATAGTGTGAATGCCCCCATTTATAGGCCCAAAGAAATCCATGACGCTTATAGGGTAGATTCTATTTCGCGGGTGTCTCTTGTTAAAAGGGAGGCGGTAAGTCGTTACTTTGAATTTATCTACGAGTTTCGCAATGGCGAGGTGCAGACCTCAATCCCAAAGGTTTTTCGGCAAGACATCGTGGATCTAAAAGCATGACGATGATGGTTTTTGTCTTGATTGTTCTTGAGCGTGGTCAACCCACGGGCCAAGAGTTTTACTTTCAAGAACTCACGTCATGTCTTGAGTATAGCAATGCGCTCAATGCTCAGTCGGTGGGCAAGATCAATGAGCTTCTGAGCAATAACCGATTCTTCTCCACTTATTGCGCCGTCCGTGAGATACCGCAATCAGATGCTGGCAACAAGATATTTTTCCGTGATCCAAAGAAGCCGGAGTAACAATGAGCCCCAAGAAATTAGAACCCCAATCGCGGTATGCTGAGTTTGACCTAGACCAAGACGGCACCGTCACCGATGAGGAATTGGCAACTAATCAGGGACTCATGCAAATCCAGCTTCAAGAGGAGAAGGCTGACAGTCAACGACGAATGGCGTGGGTTAGTCTTGTTAGCATGGTGGTTTTCGCTCTTTTACCACTCATGCCATTTGTCCCTGAGTCCCGTCTGTCCACTCTGGCTTCTCTAAGCGATATGTTGTTTCTAAGCCAGGCAAGCATCGTAGGCTTGTATTTTGGAGCCACTGCTTATATGTCGAAGTCCAGGTGATGTGGCAGTTATCCGCGGGGTTGGGTCTTGCCCTGGCGCTGTCTTTGGGCGGGTTTAAACTGTACTACGACAAAGCAGAAACAGAAAAGATGCAGCTCAGATCACAGATCGAGCAAGCTTTGCGCAACGAGGCTTTGCTCGAGAAAACGATTGCCGACCAGAATCTTCAGATAGTTGAGCAGAATAAAAAACAACAAGCCGTATTGAAAAAAATAGATGAATTGACCGCTGATCACCAGAGAGCGATGGAGGAGGTCGATGACATTCGAAAAAAGTTCGCAAAGCACAGGCTCGATGTGCTTACCTTACGCAAGCCAAAACTCATAGAAAAGATAGTCAACCGTGGAACTGCTGATGTTCTCAAAAATTTGGAAAGTATCACTGACCCTGCTAATTAGTGGTTGCAGCATTCTAGACCAGCCGTCGCCAGTTCGCCCGGTCGAGGTAGTCACAATAACAGAGCCGGCGCCAACCTATCATCCACCTAACCCGAGTGCGATTAGAACTCTGCCCGTCGAATGGACTGTTTTAACTCCACAAACGATGCAAGAATATCTGGACGATTTATCTGAAGGTAACGCGCCTACGAATGCGTTTTATGGTTTGACAACCAAAGGTTATGAGAATCTTAGTCACAATATGGCTGATATCATCCGTTATATACGACAGCTTTCTTCGATTGTTGACTATTATAAGAATTTGGAGACTACAGATGACGCCAAAGAAGACAAGTGAAGAAGGAATCGCGCTGATCAAAAAGTTCGAAGGCTGTGAGCTGAAAGCATATCGCTGCTCGGCCGACGTTCCGACTATTGGATACGGGCATACAAAGAATGTTTCAGACGGAGACACTTGCACGGCTCAAGAAGCTGAGGATCTGTTGAAAAAAGACCTGGAGGAGTTTGAGTTTTATGTCAACGACCTTGTGGAGCAGGATCTGAAACAAAACGAATTCGACGCCCTGGTGGCGTGGACGTTTAATCTCGGTCCCACAAACCTTCGCACCAGCACGATGCTCAAACGCCTGAACGAAGGGGACTTCGATGAGGTGCCCTACGAAATGCGTCGTTGGAACAAAGCGAGTGGTCAGGTTTTGGATGGCCTGGTAAGACGCAGAGAGGCAGAGGCGTTGTTGTTCCAAGGAAAAGCTTGGGAAAATGTCTAGCCTAGCGCAACTGAAAGACTTTGATGTCTTGTCGGATGCAGATAAGGCCGAAGCACTCGCGCTACTGAATCGTTACACGGCGCTAGAAAAACAAGAGGCGTGCCAAAAAGATTTTCTGTCGTTCGTAAAATCTCAGTGGCCTGATTTCATCGAGGGACGCCACCACCGGATCATCGCTGAAAAATTCAACAAAATCGCGAATGGCAAACTCAAACGCTTGATCGTGTGCTTGCCGCCTCGCCATACCAAATCAGAATTTGCCAGCACGTTTTTCCCTGCCTGGATGATGGGATTGAAGGGAAACCTCAAAATAATACAGACCACTCACACAGCTGAGCTGGCGGTTCGATTCGGTCGGCGTGTCAGGAACATCATCGATTCTGAGGAATACCAGGAAGTATTCCCAAATCTCAAACTAGAGTCAGATAATAAGTCTGCGGGACGCTGGACCACCAACCAAGGGGGGGAATCCTTCTACTCTGGTGTTGGTGGTGCGATTACTGGCCGCGGCGCGGACTTGCTTATCATCGATGATCCAGTTTCAGAACAAGATGCCCTTAGCCCAACGGCGATGGACTCTATCTACGATTGGTATACCAGTGGTCCTCGGCAGCGACTACAACCTGGCGGCATAATCGTGATCGTAATGACCAGGTGGTCGACAAAAGACTTGGTGGGCAAGGTTCTTAAAAAACAAGGCGACGACTTTTCGGACCAGTGGGATCTCATTGAGTTCCCGGCCATCATGCCCGAGAGCGAAGAACCACTTTGGCCAGAGTTCTGGAAAAAAGATGAATTGCTAGGGGTCAAAGCGTCACTGCCGATTAGCAAATGGAACTCGCAGTGGATGCAAAACCCCACAGCCGAGGAGGGGTCCATCGTCAAGCGTGAGTGGTGGAGAGTATGGGAGGGCGATGACGTGCCGGATTACTCCTACGTGATTCAATCTTACGACACCGCTTTTTCGAAAAAAGAAACGGCTGACTACAGCGCCATCACCACCTGGGCAATCTTTCAGCCTGAGCCGGACGGGCCAGAGCAGATCATTTTGTTGGATGCACAACGGGTTCGCTTAGACTTCCCTGATTTGAAAAAAATGGCCATGGAGGAGTACCGATACTGGCAACCGGATTGTGTCTTGATCGAGGCAAAAGCAAGTGGCACCCCGCTGACCCATGAGCTGAGGAGAATGGGTATTCCGGTAACAGCGTACACACCGAGCCGAGGGCAGGACAAAATCGCTCGAATGAACTCGGTGGCGCCAATTTTCGAAAGTGGTATGGTGTGGGCACCAGACAGACCCTTCGCAGAGGAAGTCGTAGAAGAGATGGCGAGCTTTCCTTTCGGCGACCATGACGACTATGCGGATAGTGCGACGATGGCTTTGATGCGATTCCGACAGGGAGGGTTTGTGAGCTTAGCTGACGACTATCCTGAAGAGGCTAGATTGATGAACCATAACCGCACGGTGTTTTACTGATGGCTGTAGATAAAAAACCCCTCGGCACCGAAAACATTCCAGACATCATCACGTCTGGGAACTCTCTGGAGGTAGAGGTTGAGCCGTCCCGCGAGGACTTAGTTCGCGAGGCCGCTGAAATATTGGTAACCGAAGAAGGTATCCTCATTGATGACGAGATCACTGAGGAGCCGGCTGAGCCAGCAATGGCCTTCGATGCGAACCTGGTCGAGTTCTTAGACGATTCGGATCTTGGTCGTTTAGCCATGGACGTCATAAGCTCAATCAAAGGCGACAAGGAATCACGATCTGAGTGGGAGAAAACCTACGTTGATGCCCTGAAATATTTAGGGATGAAATTTGATGACACGCGCAGTCAGCCCTTCGAGGGAAGCACAGGCGTAATTCATCCGATCTTGGCGGAGTCAGTGACGCAATTCCAAAGCCAAGCGTATAAAGAGTTACTGCCGCCAAAAGGTCCGGTCAAAACTGAGATCGTCGGAGCACGCACCCCCGAGGTCGAAAACCAAGCAGAGCGTGTTGCAGAGTTCATGAACTACTATCTCATGAACGTCATGCAAGAGTTCGACCCAGAATTGGATATGCTCTTGTTCTATCTGCCCCTAGCAGGGAGTGCCTTCAAGAAAGTCTATTACGACACAACGCTTAACCGAGCGATGTGTAAGTTTATAGCGCCCGAGGATCTTATCGTGCCCTACGAAAGCACTGATCTGACAAGCGCGGAGCGTGTGACTCATGTTCTGAGCATGAGCAAAAACGAAATCAAGAAACAACAATTATCTGGTTTCTACGCAAACATCGATTTGAAAGGCGATAGTTTCAGCCTCGATAGAGATGAGATCGAAGAGCAGATCGATAAAATTGAAGGGCTCAAGCCCGGGTATCGCGAGAGTCGAGACCATGTGGTGTATGAAGTCCACACCA